ATAACTCTTTGCCAACTTTATGACTAATTCCATCATCATTTATGTCAGAGCCGTCAGTATCTTTACCGAAACGACCACCATTAAATACTAAAGCACTTTCAAAAGTTCCCTTTTTATCGTCAATTGTTATTGAGTCTTTTAGTTGTACACCTATGCTTGTCAATCTCGCTTCTAATTGAGAAAGAGCAGCCTCAGGTTGTAAATACTCCTTATCAGCAATAGAGCTAACAAAAGCATTTACTCTTTGTAAGATTGCAGGTTCATGTATATTGTGAGCACCCATTGATCCATCTTCTACTGAAGATTGATGAGGTGTTCCAACGCCCATAGTTCCGCCTTCTTTTATGTGTTGTTTAAATGTTTTCATTTTTCTCCTCGTTTAACTTCGTCTTTTAATTTTTTAAAAGTTTTGCCTCCACACAGGTCTTCTTCAGCGTCTTGTACTTCCGCTTCTTTTAACTTATCAAACTGACCCTCATGTGGTGTATTGTCAGCAAGATCATCTATAAAACTATCCCTATCTTCTTTCATTTATCACCCTCATTCAATTGTTGTGGTTCTTCTTTAGGCTTTATATCTAAAGAAGGCCTTTCAACTGGGCCTGGATCAACTGGTTCACTTGAATATGCAAGTGAAGTACTTGGATCTGATCTGTTATGGTTACTATCATATTGTAATAGTTTTTCAACTTCTTGTAAGGCACCATGAATAGCACTTAAATTTGCTTTCATTCCTAACAAATCTTTTTCAACTCCTTTTATTCTATTGTTCAATTCATTAAACGTTTTTTGAAGAGCAAACTTTTCTTTCATCAACGTCTGTGTACTTATACCCATAATATTCTCCTAATATATTATGCAACTACGAAACCGTGTCCGCCGATTACATTCCAGTTTGAATTTTTAAATATACACACAGCAGTTTCACCTTGAGCATTCAAAGTAATAGTAGTACCACCACGTAAGTTAGTAGGTGTAATTACTACATTGTTTGTTCCAGATGTTGATGTGTTGATAAAAATCTTAATTTGACCATCAGAACCATCTGCTAATGAAATAGCACCTGTTGCTGATGTAGCGTTAATTTCAGTCACAGCAGTTGTTACGTTTGCAACCTGTGATGAAGCGTCAGCAGTTATTGCTTGTGAAGTTTGTGCTAAACCTAACCATGAAGGTATATTGTTAAACACATTCTCTGCTGATATTTTTTTATTGATTGGTGTCCCTGCTGGGTCATCCACTACGTGAAACAAGTCAGCCGTAGCCAACGAGTCACCTAAATCGGTCAATGCCGTTATTTTTTTGTCTGCCATTTTTCTCTCCTGTTAACCCTTTCGGGGATGCTACTCTAGGTAATTGCCTAGATCAATTTGTTCATATAGTATATATAAGGGCACTTTGAGCGCCCTTATATGATTTTGTTATTATGCTTTAACTGTAATAGTTCCAGCCGCTGTACCAATACTAGCTGCACTTGTAATAGTAGAGTTAGTAGTTGTACCTTTATCCTTAACAGTACCACCGTCAAGGTTCATAGCGTTAGCACCAATGCTTAAAACATCATTCGCTGCTGTTGCTGCTGAAGCTGCGCTTATTACTGAAGTAAAGACTAATTCGTTTGATCCTGTACCACTAGCATATTGCAAGTTGTATGGTCCACGACCTGAGCCTGAACCTGCGTTGTTGTTTTGTACAGCCACGTAAGGTGTACTAGTAACATCAACCGCTTCGTTAAATCTTACTCTAACAGACAAGTTGTATCCTGCTGATACGTCTGCTTGTGCTGAAGTTGTAATCCATTCAATTTCTGTAATATTTGCTGAACCCATATTTGTAGCTAATCCACCGATTGCTACCAATACTTCGGGTGTTGCACTTGTATTGTCATTACCTGACAATACTGAGCCTGCTTCTCTTACCCAACCTGAAGCGTTTGCAAAGACTTCTTTTTTTTCAGCTGTTGTAAGATTTTTAGGCTTTATATCGTTTCCCCATAAAGACATATATCTCTCCTTAAATTAATTATTGTTATATAACAGTACTATTTATAAGATTAAAAGCCTAGTCTTTTGAGTTGGGCGATAGTTTTTGATGTGTTTGTGTGATGTATGCCAGTACCACCAGCATTGATAAACTCTCTTACGTTCTTCTCGTAATCGTCAATAAGAATAGACGGATTGCCTTTTTTAGCAAAGAGTTTCTTTTCTTTTCTTCTAACAAGGTTTATCTTTGATCTGTTAGATATACCTGCATTTTTACTTAACCATTTAGTTTTACCAGGTATACAGTTAGGGTCGTAAGACTCTTCTACGTATGCTGATAATATATGTGGATCAAATTTTGATATGTAAGACCATAGTTGTCTGCCACCAGGCATCCAAGGTAGTGTTGACCAAAAGTCTTTTTTCTTTTTGATATGCGACCACTTCTCTCTACTTGATGGTATATTCATCCATTTGTTGATTGACATACCTGTAGTTTTCTGAGCGCCTGTTTTAAAGTCTGCAAGCACTCCATCCATGTCGCAATATATGATAGGTTTACTCATAGTGTTTCCTTATACTATTATACTATCATATAATAGTGCTTTTGTCAATTGACAAAGTGTCGCAACTAGATAGGTCTTGCTGATGGTTCAAGGTCTATAACTGCAGCCTTTTGACCTGTGTCTGTTTTGCCATTGTTTCCAAGTCTAACTAGTTTAGTTTCTTGTCTTAACTTGTTAAATGGTTTCTTTTGATCTGTCTTCTTCATAGCAGCGTCTTTTTTATCTTGGTTTGTTTTCTCACCATGATCGTCCTGATTTACTGCTTCATTTTTTGGTACACAGTTAGGGACTTGTTTGCCACCTTTCATTTTAGTACCAACTTGTTTATGAGAATCCCAACACGCTTCATCTACTTCTTTATGTTTTTTAGAACTAGTAATCTTGTCGCCGATTTTATTACCTACAGCTGTACCAGCAGCCGCTGCCGCTGTTCTTCCTAATGCCATTGCCGCAGGATTTTCTTTCATTGCTTTAGATATTGCTTTTCTTCTCTTATGTAAAAACTTATCAGATGAATCTGTATCGCCATCGTTGTCAATGTCTTTATCTTTTCTATCGTCAAACTTTTTTTTAACTGCGTCTTTGTTAACTGGATCCATACCTTCACTTACAACTTTACTTGCGATTTCTTCTAGTGATCCTTGTTTACTTTCAAAGTATTTTTTTTCTACTGATAATTTTACGTCTGATACTGGTTTTGAAAAGGCAACTTTTTCAGAAGCAATTGTATTAATCTTATCCTCTAAGCTATCTTTTCTTGTATCAAAATATTTTTTGTTCATTACTTTTTGCTCCTTACTTTCGCTGCTAAATCTTTATCTGCTTTACCCCAAGTACCAGATGATTTAGTTACGAAACTGTTAACTCTTGCCATAGCCCATTGTTGTGGTGTAGTACCTGGTCTATGACCACCTTTCCATGCAGCCATACCTCTATCGTAAACTTTCTTTAAGATAGAATAAGGCATACCTGTTTTTTCTGCTTTGTTTTTTACAGCAGTAATCGCTTCAATAAGAGATTTTGCTGGGTGTACTTGTTCTTTTTTCATTTTACCTCTTAACTGATCCATTTTCATTTGTATGGTCTCTATATCATTTTTAGCTATAGCCATAGGTGTCTTGTCTTTAGACTCACCTGGATCTAAATCTTTTAGTTTAGTTTGTAACGCCATTTGACGTGTTCTTAATTTTGCCATGTTCTCAGCGTCTTTAGAAGCATCCTCAATTAATTTTGAAAGATGAGGTACGTTTGCTTGTCTGATTGCCAACTGTGTAGGTATGTCTAATCTTTTAATCATAGCCTTTACAGCAGGTGTAACGTCTGAAGCTTTCTTACCTTGCCATACTTTTTTAATATTTGCAATTTGTGTAGGGTTCATTTTACTTCTTAAATAATCACCCACATCTTCTTTCTGCATTCCTTTTATATCAGGACTGTTGTCAGATTTAAACTTGATGTTACCTCTTAAAGTATCTTGTGTAACAGTTACCTCTTTGTTACCTTGTGATCTGTATTCTTTTGCTTTGTTGTCGGCAGAGTCTTTTGTTTTAAAAGGTGACGCATATCTTTTGCCATCTTTACCTCTCCATCTAACAACGTA